TGCTTTCGTTCTCGGGCTCACCGCGCTTGTGGTGGTCGAGGGTTTATTCGGCCTTGCCGAACGCTGGAGACAAAAGCCCGAGCTGCCGACGGCCAAGAAGCCATGATGCAAATGCTCCGCGTCATCGGCTGGGCCATCTTGGTTCTCGCGCTGCTGCGCCTCGCGTGGCTGGCAGATCACAACACCCAGTACGACGACCATGTTCGAAAATATAAAGCTGCTTTCATCGCTCGGTCTGAGTGAAGCAAAAAACGCCGCCCTGGTGGCGGCGCTCATCGGACTGGTGGTCCTTGTCCAATCTGGGATCGAACCCTGTCGGGACAAACGACTGAATGTTCGGCTTTACGGAGAGATAGGCGCAGTCACCTTTCGATGCTGCGCCCACCCGAGATTTGCACTCTGACGACGATGAAAGAGGGGCCTCAGCAAGACCTCAAAAACTAGACTTCCAATGTCGCGCACGATTTATCCCCCGAGGGGGAGGGCCGGTCGAACATTCGGAATTTCCTAACAAGGCGCTCACCATAGCTTGTCGGAACAAGGGTTAACTCGCCTTGGCCCCCTAAAGGTTCCGGCTTCCCCTACGAAACGGAGAAAATTTAATGTTAGACAGGACCTTCCTCGTCGAAGGCGTTCGAACGTCTTTATATAAAGGGAAGCTGAGGCCCGGCGTACAGCCTGGGCTTAACGCTATCATCGACGCATGGGAACGGCTCGCGCCGGCGGCCGACCTTCGATGGATCGCCTACAGCCTAGCCACCGCTTATCACGAAACCGCTGCCACCTTCGAACCGCTCCGTGAGTGGGGCCGCGGCAAGGGCCGAAAGTACGGAAAGCCGGATCCGGTGAACGGCCACGTCTACTACGGCCGCGGCTACGTCCAGCTCACATGGCGGGATAACTACCTAAAGATGGGAAAGAAGCTCGGCTTCGATTTTGTGAGTAATCCTGACAAGGTGATGGATCCCAAGATCGCCGCTGAAATCCTCGTTCGAGGCATGATCGACGGAGACTTCACCACCCGCGGCCTGGGCCGATACATTCTCGGCAAGAAGTGCGACTACATCGGCGCCCGATACATAATAAATGGAAAGGATAAGGCCGAGCTGATCGCGGGCTATGCCGTGAAATTCGAGAAATGCTTGCGCCATCTGACTGCCGAGCAACCGGTGATGGTCGAAGCTCCGAAAGTCGAGGCCATAGCAGAGGCACCAGCAGCCGTTTCGACCACCGAAGCGACTTATCCACAGGCTCAAGCCCCGGCCGTTGTTGAGGCTCCTGAGAGGCCGACCCTCTGGAATCGCATAAAATCGTGGTTCGCATAGCCGCTTTGCTGGCAATCACCGTCGGCGTTCTAGTCGCCGTTGTTGCCTATGCCGCAGCTCTCTTCGCCGTCATCTATGTTCTGACCTGACCGTGTACGCGATGAAAGTCGTGTACGTCGTCTATGTCCTTTTCGACTTGGGCAACGGCCACGGCACCACAGAGCAGATCGGCGGCGAGTTCCCGACGTTCCGGCGCTGCGCCCAATATCTCTACAACCTCACAGAGCCCGAGCCCGGTTGGCTGAAACGCCCGCCGCTCTTCCTCTCGTGTGAGCGTCAAACCGTTTTGGCCAATCGGCCTTAACCCGCGCAGCTCGGGAGTAGCTGCAATCCATGGAGAACTGAATGTTTAATTCCCTGATTAAATTCGGGCTCGCGCGCCTCAAGCTCGTGATGGCCGGATTCGCTCTCGGCTCAACGGCGTTGCTTGTGCAGCTCATCGAGCAGCACATCACTATGTCGTTGCTCGGCATGCCGATCCCGGCCGAGATTAAGACCGCCATCAGCGTGTTTATGGCTGGCGTGGTTGGTAACTTCACCGACAACGTGGAGCTGCTGCCGGATGGGTTCGCGATTCCTCGCGCCACCCTGCCCAAGCTGCCTGCCAAGGCGGTCGAGCTGGATGACAGCATGGCGGAAGCGCCGGCCGCCTAATGACCCTCTTCGGAATCAAGCTCGGGGACGTCGTTAAAGTCGTCCTTGAGTTTTTTGGCGCCAAGCGCCGGGAACGTCAGGCGCTTGAGGCCGCGGAAGAGCGCGGCCAGGAGCGTGTTCAAAACAAGCTACGTGAAGTGGAAACTCGGAATGTGCAAAAAGCTGGTGAAGCTGACAACTCTATGCTGCCTGATGATGGTAGCGATGGGGTGCGCGACCCGAATAACACCTTTTAATTTCACGTCCGCTGACGCGAGCAACACAGCAACACTAGATCGCGATGCAGGGGCCAAGCCTCAAGTCTGCGGCGACGCAGATGGTGATGGCGGACCCTGGAAACCTCTGCCGTATAAGAGTGATCGTAACCCCGAAACGAAAGTTGCGGGCGAGGATACATTCAAGACGCAGCAGGTGATTCGCGCTCAAAACTGTCGGCATGCCGAGTATTGCGGCTTGCCGGTTCCGGCCTATTGCAAGACCCCATAGCGAAGGCTTGGCCGGATAAAGTAAAATCCCCCCCGCGTAACATGATTTGACTTTCAGGAGACACACCATGAAACGCTGAGGGGGAAAGCCCCTTAAAGAGGCCGCGCAGTTCTCTTGCTCTGCGCGGCCTTCTTTATTCAGTAGGGACGACTGCCCGGGAATATGTTGATGCTAACGGGACCGCCCTCTCCTACCTCAGTATTTTGAGGATGCTGCCCCATCCGACTAGAGGGACCGCGCCGACTGCGGCTGCGGCTCGGCGTCTTGCGAGTGCGGTTGCTGCCGCCCGACCGTTTCGCGGTCGAACGCTTCTTTGCTGGTGAGCGGGTGGATCCGCGTGTGCCGGTTCGGCTGGTCGTCGTCCGCCCGCGCTTCATCGGGTGCGAGCGTTTTGCAGGCCTTGTAGCCATGATTAGTCCTCACAGAGTTTGCTGCGCGACGCACCACCATGGCGCGTCGTACTACCGCGCAACGTGTTCTAACACGAATTGGTTCCCGTAATAGCAGCGTATCGCTGTTTATCCGCAACCGCGACGGGATCGCGGCAAAAGAGAAAGGAGTTCTCCTCGCGTCTGTACGCACAGACAAATGCCCCGAATTGGCCCGCCGTCACTCCCCTGACGGCGGGCGCTATTTGCGTTTAGCTGAACAGTTTATTGAGCATGCCTTGCAGCTCAAGCTGTTCCGGCTTGGCGAGTTTCCCCGACTTGCGCTTTGGCTTCTCGGCATGGAAGCCTTTCACGATGAAGGTGCTGCGCTTGCGCCGCTTCTTCTTCATGGGCGGCAGCTCGCTCGCGTTGTCCGCGATCTTCTCCCATTGAGCCTTGGTGAACTTGGCGCGGTTGCCGAGGCAATCCCACACCCTCACCCATTTCCGGCCGACCGCGACGTCGACGATCCGCCAGCCCTGCCCAATCCTGGGCGCCTCATCCATGAATTGCACCCGCATGCGCTTAGTGCTAGTTTCCATGTTCTATCTTCCTTTCGTTTAGTGGCTTCCTGTTATCGCGTCGCTCGGCTCCTAACCGGGCGACGCACTCATTCTACCACACGCGCGAATCACACTTTTGCGAAACAGCCTGTTTTCGCGGACTCGCCCATTGATGCTCTTGGAAAATATCTGCGCGCTTCTGTCGCGATTCGATGAAAATGCGTTTTTCAAAATGAATGTGACCGGGATCGTTGCGGACGGCTCCCGGTCACTGTCTCCTAGCTTGAGTGCCTTTCGTTTCGCACGTCGTTACACAGACCGGGGATCGTGCTCCTTCCCCATGTTCTTCAATTTGAATACTTCATAGGCGCGACGCCCGAGCGGCGTTCCCGATAGCCACCGGATAGCGTCAGTCATTGAAACCGCAACACTGTCGTAGCCACCCTCGGTAGGCCTGCCACGCGCCTTGAGTCGACCGGAGCGCAATTCGCCCAGCAACTCCTCGCCAGTCAAACCGAAGTCCTCGATGAACTGACGCAGACGAAGGTAAACCTCGTCTGGCTTCTCGCCCATCAATCGAGCGGCTTCCTCTGGCGAGAGGCTATAGAGCGCATCATCAGCTTTTTTTGCCAATTCGCCTCTCCCTCATCATCGCGCCCAGCTCTCGCCAAGAGATTTCCTTGGCGCCGTTCTCCACGGCAAGCGTCCTCTTGCTCATGGCAATGTCGTAGTGATCGCCCTGATACCAGCGACGCGCCACGCCGATTTTGTCGGCCATGGCGTGAAGCTCGGCCTCAGTATCGGCAACCATGTGGCTCATCTTCATTCGATGAAACTTCCCCATGGGATACCGAAACATATCGTCGACATAGACCGTCACCGCGATCCCCCTGCCAGTTGCCGAGGCGCAACGGCTTTCGGGTACTTTTCCGCCGGCATCTTGGAAATGTGGGTTATGCCGCCGCACTTTAGATCGTGCACCGCCTGAACCTTCTCCAGATTGATACTAGCCCGCCAGTCGCCCTCAGCTCGCACCACGCCAACCGCCGCGGCCGCCGCGACAATGAGAGCGGCCGTAATCATCAGAATGAGATTTATGTATCTAATCTTCCGCATCTTCCTTCCTTTCATTTCAACAACTCCCATGCCCACTCACTCAATGCGACAGAGCCCGATTGCGGATACTCTAATATCCCGAGCGTCCGCAGAGCCCCGCGCATATTGGTAAAACTCGACGATGACGACGAATAACCCGACCGCTCGGCCAGCTCTTCATTCGTGAGCTGCCCCTTGGTTTTTGCCGCGTCGACGAGGCGCTTCTGTGCTGGCGACAGCACCGACAGCATCTTGTCCCGCGCCTGACCAAAATCCATTCCCGCGCGCCCTACCGACGAGTTCAGCCTAACCGTTCCTCCCATTGGGTAGTCGATATGACCGGCCGTCCGCAGAGCCCCGAGCATGTTGGTGAAGCTGGACGAGTTTGGCGAATAGCCAGCCACGGCCGCCACTTGCTCGCGGCTTGGCGTGTGATGGCCGATACTGCGCCAAAACTCTAACGACTCGATCACCCGCCGTTGTGCTGGCGACAGATCGCCGTCATCGACAGACGCCTGCCGCTCGACCTTGTGTGGCTTTTGTATAGACATTGTATCTACACGAGGCCGCTCGGCCGCCTGCGCCTTCGGCCTATTCGGCAGCTTGCCGGTTATGGCCGCATATTCTTGCAGCCGACGATTGAGGATTTTGGCGACGTCCTCAACAGTCTCTTGGTTCTTTTGAAGCAGCATAAACCAATCGCGCAGTCCCTCGATCACCGACCGGCGACCTTCACTGAACCCATTGTCGAACGCCTCTTTTACCGCTTCCATGCCGGGCTCGCGCTTATTCGCCAACTGGGCCTTGAGCGCCAATATCTCCGTCCGCAGCATTTTGGGATCGCTTGCCTTCACTTCCTTTTCGACCGAGGCCATTTGCGTTTTCAGTTCGCCAAGGTCGATAGGTTGCGGCTTCGCCATCTTCTTGCGCTCGCCGCGCTTCGGAGTCCGCGAGCTGTCATAAGTCAGCTTCTCGGGGAATTGTTGGTTTGTCCTGAGTATTCCGCGGGCCGGAATCCAGATCGTGCCTTGCCCCTTCTGGAGCGTCGGCATGTTCGACCAAATGTCCTTCCACTCTTCCTTGTTCGCCTGCCCGGCAACCCAGTCGCCAATCGCGTCACGGTCCTGCGGCGACGTCATCTTGAACATGACAAGGCCGTCCATTTGCGACAGCACGTCCTTGCTAATCGTCGCCGGGCGCTGGGAGATAAGCCACGGTATGAAGCCTTTCACCCGGCCGCGCCGCACGAGCTGTTCCATCTTCGACTGTAGCTGGGGCTCCAGCGCCTTCTGCGGCGCCCACAGGTCCGCCTCATCGAAGATAAGGTGCACCGGCTCGCCGTTCGCCTTGCGATACAAGGCTTCGAGGAACGCCAGCATGAAGCGCCGTTCGGCCGCCTTGGTGGCGAAGTCCCCGAGGGAAATGATGCAGCTCTGCGTGGCAGTCGCTACGGCCTCGCCCACCAGCGAGCCAGCATGCTCGTTAAGCGGCAAGTCGCCGTTGGCGCCGCCGAAGATCACCACGTCAAACCACTTTAGCTTGCCCGCAGAACTCAGGCGCAAGCCCCACCACACGTCGAGAGGATCGACAATGATGCAGCGCGCACCGTCGCCCAGTAGTATCTCGACCGCGGCCGAGGCATTGTAAGTCTTGCCGCTGCCTGTCGTGCCGAGCCAGCCAAGCCGATCATCGAGCGCGGCCTTCGGGATAGGATAAGCCATTGGAGCCTCCGTAAATGGGGCCGGATCATCGGGAGTCGTACCCTCCCCGGCCCTCTCTCAGGTGTTTAGTTAAGCGGTTCGAGAACCACGACCTCTAAGGCCAGGGTACCTCTCGCGCCGTCACGCTTGCCGCGGCCTTCGGACTTGTTGCGTCCTCTACCCTCGGCAACTCTGGAGTTACGCTCGGCTTTACGGGCTGCGCGGTTGGCTGCGCGGCTGGCGGCTCGCTCTCCTTTCCGAGAAGCCTTTCGGCTCTCCTTAGAAACAGACCGCTTACCGACCTTCGCCGCTCGCAGCCCTTTGTCTTTTTGAAAAAAGATGCTGCGCGTTCGCGGCCGCGGCCGTTCGCAAGGTTCTTTCCGCGGCTCCGCTACCGTTACCTCGGGCTCGCGTTCAACCCTGCTGCGGGCTGGTGAGTACGGGGCATTGCAGAAACCCCGCGGCACATACTCGCCGTTCTCGATCACGTAGTAGCAGGGCGGCATATCGCTTGCCCCTGCACCAGTGTTCTTCAATGCCGCTTGCGCGCCACCGCTCGCCAGCATCGTCGTAACCATAAGCATCGTCGTCAGTCTAAGCATTTTCGACCTCACAAATATCCCGGCGTGATTGCCGGAATCCCTCATGCAGCCCGCTTTGCTGCAAAATACCTTTCTGCAAGCTCATCCATTTCTCGCAGCTTGCCACGCTTGATCGCATGCCCCCGGTGTCCGCCCAGCTTGTCAGTAATGGGAGCGCGCCTAACCAACAGGCCCCACTCCCACCCCAATAGTTCCGTTACCTCTTCCATGGCGTCCACATACTTGCCGAGGACATAAATCGTGCAATCGTGAATCTCTGTTTCCTCTTTCACGAGAAGATGGCCCGGTTTGCGAAAGGCTTTGACGTCAATGTCAAATGTCCGAACGCGACCATCCACCAGCAAAGGAACCTGAATATCTATGCCACCATCGCCATAGATACGGTCGGACCTTGGCGTGAATGGCACACCAAAAAACTTGTGTATCTTCCACTCGCCGTGAACGCCCACCAGCTCGTTATCCTCCGACAGGGCCAAATGTCTTGCTGACTTTAAGTTCTTCCGCTCTTTTGCAATTCGCCTAATCCAGAGCTTCATTTCGTCGTCATTCATCGGCGTATTTCCATCGCTTCGGAAACGGCCGCGACTCCAGTTTGCGCTTCGGCCATTTCGTTTTGCTCTGCTTGGGAGCCAAAATCTTAACGCGCTTTCTGTATGTGACCTTCTTGATTGCAACGTCCTGTGCAGTTTTCTCCTTGTGCGGCTTGCCGCGCAAGATGAGTCGTAGGTTCGACTCGCGGTTTTCCCCACCATTGATGATTGCAATGAAGTGATCCGTGTCCCAGTCATCGCCAGGGCGCACCGGCCGGCCGCTCCAGTGACATATCCAGTTGTCCCGTTCTGCTACACGCAGGCGCACACGCAACGGCGCGCGCGAATCCGGCGTCTTGCCAATCCATTCTGGAACAGCGCGGCTCATTGCTGGGTATGTTCTATCGAGTCCGCGAGCGCCCCCGATTCCTCAAGCTGTTCCTCGAAATACGCAATCGCCGCCTTGGTTTGGCGGTCGAGCAGCTTTAGCGTACCGCGATCACCACGCCTGAGAAATTGCGGCGCCGTTTCCCCCAGTGTCCGCTTCGTTTCAAGAGCCGCCTCAAGCATCCGACACGCCAGCTCGGCTATATCAATGTGCACGTCCATAGGTTTCTCAATCATTAGTACCTCACCATTTCCGCAATCTCATCGCGCAGCACATGCTTGTCGGCGCCCGCAAGCACCCGCTCGAACAGGACAATCATGGCCTTGTTAAAGAAGTCCTCGAACTCATCGCCGCCCATGTTCTCGTCAGCCATGGACCGCGGAATCATGACGAGCTTCCCAGTCTCAGGGTCGATGTACCAGTCGGTGTAACCGGTTGCGATCAGCAGATACCGCCGCAGCGTTTCCTTATCGCCGTTCCACGCGCCGGATTGCTCTATCTTGCTGATTGTCGCAAAGAAAAGCCGGTGGAGCTTCCAGTTCCGGGCAATCGTGATGTTCGCCCACACCGGCTCGCCGCGCTTGCGAACGCGCTGCATGAGGGCTCGCCCATCCGCATCCATCGGAACGAGCGAGCCATACTTGTGTATGAAGAGCGCGCGAGCCATTACTTCGCTTCGTCGTGCGCGTCGTTAAAGCCAGCGCAGTAGGCATTGCCCATTGCGTCGGTTTTCCGCCACTCATCAGGAATGGGCCAAATCGGCTTGCCCGCCTCGAACGCCGCCCGGCCAGCTTGGTAAGCATCGGCCGCACTCGCCGCCTCTGAGTCCTCGGTAATCTCCCCAGTCTCGGGATCCACCGTTTCACCGACAACCTCAGCATCCTCCACTTCGCCGGGCTCTATGCGATTGAGCGGCCGCCGTTCCTCGCTGCTTTCAGTTCCAGCAAACTCGTCCATGGGATCGCGTTTGCCGTTGCCGTTCAGCTTCTTAGGCTCTGGACGACTTTCGATCATGGGCGCGTCCTCGTCCGTTCGCCGGTCGGACTCCATATCGCGGAAGAGCATTTCATGCAGCTCGATAGAGGCTGGGACTTCCTTCCGGTGCCGGTGAACAATGGTCTTGCGCGCCATTTCTTCCTCGGCTTCCTTCCATGGCGTCGTCTTTATCTTCCCTGCCTTGAAGGCTTTCCAGCCGTCCGAATACTTGTCGCGTATTGCTAGGACCTCTTCTTTCCACATAACGTCGCGGAGCTTGCTTCCGTCTTTGAGCGTCACGATGGAGTAAACCGCGATCCACGGCCCATGATCGGCGCCCTTGTGCGGCTTGTGCGAGATAAAGGGATTGTCTCCCTTGGCGAAGTCAAAGTCGTCTTTCTCGTAAACGACCGAGACTTCCCACGTCGCTACATCGCCCGAGTTCCGCGCCTTCTTGCGGATTCCCTCGGCCATCGGTTGCCACTTGGCGACCTTCTTGCCGTCCACATGGCGAACCACCATGGCGCCTTCGCGCCCATCCGGCATGAGCCCATCGGACGCCGCCTCACTCAGGGCATTGAACAACGAATCGCGCGTGCACGCCAACAGCTCGCGTGTTTTCCTCACGGCCGTCATAAAGACGCGCTTCATGCGCTCG